AATGCTATTGAATTGACCTCATCTTATGAAGCAATTACCTCGTAAGGACTTATATGTCAAATCGGTATATTCGAGGTCTTATTACAAATTATCCCACACAGCCCACATCTTCTGAGGCTATTGGTGTATGGACACTAACGCAACAATCTCAAGCTAAAGGCAACGATAACTGGCCTCAGTCGCTTAGTCCTGGCACACAGAAAGCTATATTTGGATACGGCACGACCGGCACAAATACAGCTATAACCAACAAAGTATCAAACACTGGTGTTGTTGCTACTGATACTGCAGGTGTTGGTACTGCTAGATATGCATTAGCAGCCGCAGGATATGGTGGTGATAAAGCCATATTTGGATATGGAAGAACCAGTTCTAGACAATTTGTGACCAACCTAGTATCAAACACAGGTGTAGTTGCTACTGATACTGCAGGTGTTGGTAGTCCTAGATTTTATCTTGCAGCCGCAGGTTATGGTACCGATAAAGCTATATTTGGATTTGGCAATGTTACAGCTGGTACAACAGCTATAACCAACCTAGTATCAAATACAGGGGTAGTTGCTAGTGATACCGCAGGTGTTGGTACTGTTAAAGAGGGATTAACAGCCGCAGGATATGGCGGTGATAAAGCTATATTTGGATATGGCTATGGCACGAGTAACCGTATATCAATAATCAACCTAGTATCAAACGCAGGTGTAGTTGCTACTGATACATCTACTCTTGGTACTGCTAGAAATGAATTGGCAGCTGCAAGGTATGGTGGTGATAAAGCCATATTTGGATATGGAATTAGTACCGGATACACCGCAATAACCAACAAAGTATCAAACACTGGTGTTGTTGCTACTGATACTGCAGGTGTTGGTACTGCTAGATATGCATTAGCAGCCTCAGGGTATGGTGATGATAAAGCTATATTTGGATATGGAAATTCTGGTTCTAGTATTTCAATGACCAACCTAGTGTCAAATACAGGTGTTGTTGCAACTGATACTACTGGTGTTGGTACTGCTAGATCCACATTAGCAGCCGCAGGATATTCACTCACATAAATATAACTAAAAAACTTTACTACACCAATCTCAACATTTAAAACCAAATAAGCATAAATAGTACATGGCACTAACAAAAATACAACCAGAAAACTTAAACTCATCCAATGACTTTTCATCATTGGTGACCTCAGTATTCGCAATTGCAAACTCTGCGTACATTCAGGCAAATACTGCAACTAATGATGCTGCAACCGCAGCCAGCAATTATTTTCCAACCGGTGACTATGGTTCCGTTGTAGCTGCCACAGGTACATTAGATGAAGAATCTGTTATCGTATATGATTTAAAAATAGAACCTACATCACCAGCAAATTACTTCCTAGAGTTGGACTTTGGTCCACTCTAAACATAAATATAATATAAAAAAAGGACTTTTAAATGCCAACACAGATACAATTAAGAAGAGGTAGCACTGTACAAACATCTACCTTTGCTGGCGCAGCTGGTGAGATTACAGTAGATACCGATAAAAAAGTCGTTGTTGTACACGATGGTTCTTCTCCTGGTGGTGTTCCTCTTGCACGTGGTAATCATGCACAAGCTGCGTTTGATGCCGCCAATGCTACATCAACTGGTACAACATCTGCTGGTTCGTATGCTAACTCCGCCTACTCAACTGCAAATACGGCTGCAACAAACGCAACTACTGCAGATCAAAGAGCAGTAACTTCAGGTGTTTATGCTAATGCGGCCTTTGCTGCAGCTAATGCCAAGTTCTCTGCAACTGGTGGCACAATCTCTGGTGATGTTATTGTTACTGGTAATTTGAGTGTATCTGGTAACGTATTCCAAGTTGATGCGACAAACCTAAGCGTTGAAGATAATATGATTTATCTGAACGCAAATAATACCGTGGCGAATCCTGACCTTGGTTTTGCTGGTAATTACAACGATGGTGCTTATCACCACGCAGGTATGTTCCGTGATGCTACAGATGGAATATGGAAGTTCTTTTATAACTACGATCCAGAACCGGACGCATCACCATATATCGACACAGGGCATGCCACATTTAGAATTGCTAACTTAACGGCTAACTTGATTACTGATGTTGCGACTATTCGTGGTTACGACCCAATCAATCACACAAATACAGCTTACACTCATGCTAATGCTGCTTTTACGGCAGCCAACAATTCAGTAGATACATGGGTTCGTGATGCCGCCAATTCAGCATCATCATATGCCAATGGTGCATTCTTAGCCGCAAATGCTTCAGTAAACTTCATTGCTCTTGGCACTGCAAACTCTGCCGGTGTTTATGCCAATGCTGCCTATGGTGTTGCAAACTCCGCAAGTTCTTATGCCAACGGTGCTTTCACACAGGCAAACTCTGCATTCAATAACGGTACTTCTGCGTCTTCGTATGCCAATGGTGCATTCTCTGCAGCTAATGCAGCCAGTTCTTATGCCAACTCTGCATATGCAAAGGCCAACACAGCTGGCGGTGGTTCAGGACTATTCAACTCTGCAATTAACGTAGCAACTGGTTACGCAATCACAAGTTCTTTGGCCAATGCCGTTGTATTCACTGCAAATGCCACAATTTATTCTATCTATGTAACAAACATTGGTCCAGATGTTAATGCTGCCGTGACTGTTACTGCTGACTTTACACCAACAGGTTCTTCTGCAAACGTTTCTTTGTTTAGAAATATTCCAATTCCATCTCGTTCTTCTGTAGAGATGTTGAAGAAACCACAAGTTGTTAAGGCAAATGACATTATCAAAATGCAATCGTTTGTCAATGGCACTGCAGCATCTTCTAATGCACACGTAACTATTGTATATGAAACTACTGCACTATCTTCATATGACAGAGCAACTGCATTGGCTGGTACTGGTTACTCCACACTTTACACTGCATCAGGTAGTCCAGCAGTTATTGAGAGTATCAAAGTTGTTAACCAAGACACTGCATTTGGCAACCATGCAATCAGTATTATCTGGTCAAACTCAAGCAATACTATTCAAGGTTACATTGCCAAAGACATTATTCTACCTGCAAACTCAACAATCGAGTTGTGTGAGGCACCAAAATATCTATATGCTGGAGATGAACTAGATATCTATTCATCATATGCTAACGTAGTGTCGGTGTTTGTGTCAGCTAAACGTACAGCATAACGGAATCTTTATGGCAATCAGTGGAATATTATCATCTCAGAATCATTACAACCAGAGGGCTAGTGGTACTTGGCCAACTAGTGTTACACCCACTTATACCATAACACCGGCATCTTCAAGTGTCAATGAAGGTAGTTCTTTAACATTTAATGCTGGTGGAACAAATATTACCAATGGAACATATTACTGGTCGATTAATAATATCTCAACTGCGGCTGGTGATTTTTCAGCCAGTACTGGTTCATTTACAATTACATCAAATGCTGGTTCATTTACTATAACACCAACGGCTGATGAAACAACTGAAGGAGCTCAAACATTTACGGTGTCATTACGAACCGGTAGTGTTAGTGGTACCATAGTTGCTACAAGTAGTACTGTAACAATTAATGATACAAGTACAGCTCCTCCTGTAGGACAAGCAGCATATACCACAGCAGGCACGTTCTCGTGGACAGCACCCGCAGGTGTAACTAGTGTCTCAGTTGTTGCTGTTGGGCCTGGTGGCCAGGGGTACGGGGTTACCATGCCAAATGAAGGTGGTGGTGGTGGTGGACTAGGCTGGAAAAATAATATCGCAGTAACTCCCGGTAATAGTTATACCGTAGTAGTTGGTGCTGCTGGATCTGGAACACATTCTTACTTTATATCAACGGCTACTGTTAGAGGTGGAGCAGGCGGTGATGGTACAGCCACTACTGGTGGTGCAGGCGGAACATATACAGGAACTGGTGGTGGCAACGGAGGAGCTGGTGGAACCAGTACAGCCGGCAGTGCTTCTGGTGGTGGCGGTGCAGGCGGATATGCCGGCGCCGGAGGTAAAGGTGCAGGAAGTAATGATAGCTCTCCATATGCTGGCGTCGCCGGATCAGGAGGTGGTGGCGCAGGTGGTGCATTGGGATCTCCTGTTCCCGGTGGTGGTGGTGGTGGTGGCGTTGGTATATTAGGGCAAGGCGCTAATGGTGTAGCAAATGCAGCAGGATACGATAATGGTAGCTTAACCGGATATCAAGGCGGCGGTGGCTCCGGCGGTGGCGGAACATCAACTACTAGAAGTCGAAATGGTGGTAACTACGGTGGCGGCAGTGCTGGACACGCTACTAGTGCAATGAATAATTACGGTGCAGGTGGTGCAGTTCGTATTATCTGGGGACCGGGTCGAGCATTCCCATCTACACTCACTACAGATCAATAATAAAAAATGGCAGAAACAAATATTACAGGCCCACTTTGGGGTTACGAACAACGAAGCAGAAGACTTGCTGGCTTGTGGCCAACTAGAAGAACTCTTGGCCATAAACACATAAATACATATTTAAACATTATTATGAGGAATCATTATGGCATCAAATCTAAACTCTGAATTCAACTATCGTTATCAAGTTATTGGTAGCACACCATGGGAAAAAATTAAAACTCTACAAGGCTTCTTAGTCGGTAGAAAACGTGCAGCGGTACTAGAAGAATGTGGCGAACTTAAATATCAAGCTAAACTTGAAGAACTAAAACACTTAAAAGAAGTACCTGCATTACCACATATTATTCTTAACTTACAAGCAGAAATTATTGAACTAGAATCACACTTAGATGACCAAAAACATGCTTTTGAATTGAACCGTAAAGAAATTAAAATATTAGAAAAACTAATGGCTGAACTCTATGCTGAAGTCGAACCAACAAGACTTAAGCATGAAGACGGTACACCATACACTGATGACGAAATGTTTGAAGCTAATGCTAACTATGAATTCACGGTAACTATTGGTCGTGAGATTCAATCAGAAATTATTGCTTTGGGAAGACCTAGTCCAGCTAAACTATTAAATGCAATGAGTAATCCACAGACATTAGAATCATTGATGCAAATTGGTCTTGTACCACAAGGTACTATGTTACTAGAGCAGAAAGATATTATGTTACAATTAACTAATCAACGAACTGCTACAATGGAACCACCAAAAGAATTAGGTACATCTGTTCCTAAAAAGAAAACAAAGAAAAAGATGTAGTTGGACTAATCAGTAACAACACAACAGAGTAAAACAAATGAGTCTTTTAAACGATATTTTTTCGCTGCGCCAGATGAATGACCTGAGAGCAGATGGGTTGTGGCCAACTAGTCCTACACCCACTTATACCATAACACCGGCATCTTCAAGTGTCAATGAAGGTAGTTCTTTAACATTTAATGTTACTGGACAAAATATTACCAATGGAACATATTACTGGTCGGTTAATAATTCTACAACTGCGGCAGCTGATTTTTCTGGCTCAGTAACTTCTGGTTCATTTACAATAACCTCTAATGCCGGTTCATTTACAGTAACTGCGGTTGCCGATTCAACAACAGAAGGTGCTCAAACATTTACAGTGTCATTGAGAACCGGTAGTGTTAGTGGTGTTATAGTTGCAACAAGTAGTACAGTGACGATTAATGATACTAGTACGACTCCTATCAGCACTCAGAGAGCTATATTTGGATATGGCAGCCCTACAACTTCAATAACCAATCTAGTATCAAACACAGGTGTTGTTTCTAGTGATACTACAGGTGTTGGTACTGCTAGAGGTTTTCTAGCAGCCGCAGGTTATGGTACTGATAAGGCTATATTTGGATATGGATATAGTAATGCTAATGTATCAATGACCAACCTAGTGTCCAATACAGGTGTTGTTTCTAGTGATACTACTGGAGTTGGTACAGGTAGAAATGGACCAGCAGCCGCCGGCTACGGTACTGATAAAGCTATTTTTGGATATGGACAAAATGCCGCTGGCACAAACGTATCATTAACTAACCTAGTCAGTAGTACTGGAGTTGTTGCTACTGATACAACAGGTGTCGGTACAGCTAGATATGCATTAGCAGCCGCAGGTTATGGTACTGATAAGGCTATATTTGGATATGGCTATGATCCTTCCTCCGGCGGCTACGTATCATTGACTAACAAAGTATCAAACACCGGTGTAGTTGCTACTGATACAACAGGTGTCGGTACAGCTAGATATGCATTAGCAGCCGCAGGTTATGGCACAGATAAAGCTATATTTGGATATGGTACCGGCGCTACCAACTATTCACTAACCAATCTAGTTTCTAATACAGGTGTAGTTGCTACTGATACAACCGGAGTAGGTACTGCTAGGTATGCACTAGCGGCGGCCGGATATGGAGGTGATAAAGCTATATTTGGTTATGGATGGGCAGCTTCTATTACCAATATTACAAATCTAGTATCAAACACCGGTATAGTAGCAACGGATACTACAGGTGTTGGTACTGCTAGGACTTACCTAGCAGCCGCAGGTTATTCATTAAGTTAAAAGAGTAAAAAATGGCAGAAACAAATATTACAGGCCCACTTTGGGGTTACGAACAACGAAGCAGAAGACTTGCTGGCTTGTGGCCGACTAGTTTTTATGTAGCACTTACCGGCACACAGAAAGCTATATTTGGATATGGATATGGTAATCCACCATTATCAATGACTAATCTAGTTAGTAATACAGGTGTTGTAGCTACTGATACTGCAGGAGTTGGTACTGCTAGATATGGACCAGCAGCCGCAGGTTATGGTAGTTCTGGCCAGGCCATTTTTGGATATGGAAGTACTGGTAGTAATACAGCGATAACTAATCTAGTATCAAACACAGGCGTTGTTGGTAATGATGTTACAGGTGTTGGTACTGCTAGATGGGGATTAGCAGCCGCAGGGTATGGCACAGATAAAGCTATATTTGGATATGGATATTCTAGTACTACTGTATCAATGACCAACAAAGTTTCAAACACTGGTGTTGTTGCTAGTGATACTGCTGGAGTAGGAACTGGTAGATATGGATTAGCAGCCGCAGGTTATGGTAGTACAGGACAAGCTATTTTTGGATATGGAGAAGGTCCTCCTGGTACATATCAATCAATAACCAATCTAGTATCAAACACTGGTGTAGTTGCTACTAATACCGCTGGTGTTGGTACTGCTAGACAAGGCCTTGCGGCTGCAGGTTATGGTGGTGATAAAGCCATATTTGGATATGGAGAAGGTCCTAATGGTACATTTAATTCAATAACCACCAAAGTATCAAACACAGGTGTAGTATCATCTGATACAGCAGGTGTTGGTACTCCTAGAACTCAATTAGCAGCCGCAGGTTATGGTGGTGATAAAGCTATATTTGGATATGGCATCAACCCATCAGGTGTTGGTGTTACAGCAATAACCAATCTAGTATCAAACACAGGTGTAGTATCATCTGATACAGCAGGTGTTGGTACTGCTAGATCCACATTAGCAGCCGCAGGATATTCGTTGACATAAAATTGTATAAACACAGGTGTAGTTGCCACAGATACCGCAGGCGTAGGAACTGCTAGGTACTCACCAGCAGGCGCAAGCTACGGTTCTTAAAAGAGTTGAATACATTCACTATAAAGGAAAAATAAAATGATAGACTTAGAAAACATGCCTGCTCCAACAGCAGAGCAAATTGCAGAAGCAAGAGAAAATGCATTTAATGCAACACATCCAGCATCATGGACATGGGATGAAGAACTAGTATCATATGTTGCACCCGTAGCTATTCCAACTGATGGTTATCCATACTTGTGGGATGAAGCTACAACTAATTGGGTACCATTTCCAGATTATCCTAGAGGTTAATTTTTAACACATAAATATACCTCATAAGTTAAGAATATAAAAAATGGCTGCACCTTCAACAAGAACAGAATTTAAAGACTATTGTCTGCGTAGACTAGGGTTTCCCGTTATTCAAATTAACGTGGATGATGACCAAGTTGACGACCGTATTGATGATGCTTTACAGTTTTTTCACGACTATCATTTTGATGGTGTTGAAAAGATTTACATGAAGCACAGAATTACACAAGATGATATTGACCGTAAATTCATTTACTGTCCTGATCCAGTTATTTTTGTAACTAAAATATTTCCGTTTGATGATTCCAATTCATCAATCAATATGTTTGACCTTCGTTATCAATTGCGTCTACATGATTTGTATGACTTCACATCGGTATCTTATGTGTCATATGAAATCACTATGCAACACATCACAACACTAAACATGTTGTTCTCTGGTTACCCACAACACCGATTCAATCGTCATCAAAACAAAATCTTTTTAGACATTGATTGGTCACGTGATGCGACTTTAGGTGAATATGTGGTTATTGAATGTTATCGTAAGTTAGCGCCAGATACAGTGATACTAACAGGCACAGTTACGGCAACAAACACATCAAACGTAATGACTGGAACAGGTACAACATTCGACCAACAAATTCTTGAAGGTGATATCATTACAGTTGGTGGGCAAGATGTACAAGTTAATCGTATCATTTCACCAACACAAGCATACCTAACCACAAACTTAACGACAAGTGTGACTGCTGCGACAGCCACAAAGACTGGTGTGTCTGATGTTTGGGATGATAGATTTTTAAAACAGTATGCCACGGCGTTGATTAAATACCAGTGGGGTACTAACTTGTCAAAATTTGCTGGTGTACAGATGCCAGGTGGAGTCACGTTAGATGGTCCTCGAATTATGGCTGAAGCACAAGTAGAAATCGATAAGATTGAAACTGAGATGCAAGCTTATAACGTTCTACCTCCAGAAATTTTGACTGGTTAATGAATGCCTACAAATTTTTACTTTCAACCATTTCCAACAGGAATTACCCAAGAACAACTACTTGTTGAAGACTTGGTGATTGAGGCCATGCAACAGTATGGTATGGACGTGTTTTACCTACCACGTTCTAGTGCAGACCCTAATGGTCCTGACACATTGTATGGTGAAGATACACTCAAACAATATAGAGTTGCATTTCCAATTGAAGTATATTTGGAGAATGTTACTGGTATGGATGGTGAACAAGATTTCATCTCTAAATTTGGACTTGAGATTCGAGATGAATTAACATTACTAATTTCTCGCCGCAGATTTAAGTATGCCTCAGGTGCCACAAACTATAGTATACCTAGACTTGGTGACTTAGTTATTAACTCTGGACCAAAACGACCAATGGAAGGTGATTTAATTTACATTCCATTGATGCAAAACTTTTTTGAAGTAACTTTTGTTGAACATGAAAATGACCAAGCAATGTTTTATACATTAGGTCGTGGACGTGGTGGTAATGTTTATGTTTATGCACTGAAACTTAAACAATTTGTATTATCTGATGAGTTGATTCAAACTGGTCACACAGAGATAGATGAACAAGCATTTGATTCATACAAAAGAACACGTTTGGATGTACCTATCAATGGCACAGGCAAATTTACAGTTGGTGAATTTGTTTATCAAGGCAATTCTTTGGCAACTGCCAATGCGGTGGCCACGGTGCATACAACAGTTCCTGGTAGACACTTAGATGTGGTTAATGTCAAGGGTCAGTTTACAGTTGGTGTAACTATTGTTGGTGCAACAAGTGGTGCAACATGGGCATTAGAAACTGCAGCTGACGATATGCCAACTGACAGTGTATTTGAAGATGTTGCCGATAATAATATTATTCAAGATGAAGCTGGCGACATACTCGACTTCACTGAACACAACCCATTTGGTGAACCTTAATGTTAGGTAATGCACATTTCTATAACAGAACCATACGAAAAGTTGTCGTTGGTTTTGGCACACTATTTAACGACATTCAGTTGATTCGTTACACCAGAGATATGGCAACAGAGGTCGAAAGATTTAAAGTGCCTCTGTCTTATGGTGCCAAAGAAAAATACTTAACTCGTTTGGCTTCCGATCCAGACCTAACAAAATCTATTGCAATAACTGTACCTAGAATCTCATTTGATATGGTAGGTATGTCATATGATTCTAGTCGCAAAGGTGTTACAACCAACCGAAATTTCTCTCTTGGTACAAATAACAGTTCATTGAAGTCACAATACGGACCAATACCATATAACTTTGATTTTAACTTATCAGTATATGTTCGTAATACAGAAGATGGTGCTCAGATTATGGAACAAATACTTCCATTCTTTACACCAGATTTTACTGTAACGATGGATTTTATTCCTGGTATGGATCAAAAGTATGACATGCCAATCATATTAAATTCTGTTTCTACGACTACAGACTATGAAGGTGACATGATGAGTACCCGTTTGATTCTATGGGACTTGACATTCACTGCCAAAGCATTCATCTGGCCACCAGTTAAAACAAGTGAGATGATTACTACATCTACTGCAAACACATATTTGAATTTTGCCAACTCTGCAAATGGTGACATTATCACATCAAATACATTCACACAAAATTCAATTATATCTTCTGTGCAAACTAGGCCAAATCCAAACACTGCTGGTCCAGATGATGAATATGGATTTGCAGAAACATTTACATCATTTGGTTCTATATATGAACCTCAAGTTATTTTTACTACTTCAGATACTACTTTGGTATTTACTGACTCAACATTAATTAAAACGGATAAACTATAATGACACAACAAACAATTGATATAGGAACAGGACCAAATACTGGCACAGGTGATCCTCTGCGAACGGCTTTCACCAAACTCAATGAAAATTTTACAGAAGTTTATAACACAACTAACTCTAATTATACGAGTGCTGTTACTGGATTATCTGTAACAGCTTCTGGATCAAGTGCTTATCTAATCGATCAATATTCAGGAAACAATCCTACAGTGTATGTTTCTGGTGGTGAAACCATAGCATTTGTTTTAAATAATTTGGATGGTCATCCGTTTATGATACGGACTGAATCAGGTGGTTCTAGTTTCAATATAGGACTAACACACATTAGCAATACTGGTACAGTCTCAACAAGTTCTAACGCACAAGCTCAGATAAACGGCACTCTTTATTGGAAAGTTCCTTTTAGTCTAGTAGGTTCAACTTATGTCTACCAATGCCAAAACCATGCCGGTATGGTTGGTAATGTTGTTATTCAGCAGCCTGCTTCTTTTGTTGCAGCTAATGCGGCATTAGCTCTAACTCAAACACAAGCAGCATTTAATAAAGCAAATACAACAAGTAATACAACCATTACTATAACAAGCCTAAAAAGTTTAGCTGCAAACAGTGCAACTTATGCTGATTTTCAAACCGCAATTGCAAATTTATAAACATTTAAAATAAATTATGAAAAAAATGGATGAAAATCTTTCTCAATTATTGGAGATTGAACCATTGGAATCTGCTGGTCAGTTAGTACACACTGACTTAACACCAGATATTGCCGATGATGCTGAGTTTGCTCGGCAGAATATACGTGAGATGATTACCAAAGGTAACTCTGCAATGGACACTTTGATACACGTTGCTAAAGACACTCATCACCCAAGAGCATTCGAGGTTGTGGCCACAATGCTTAAGAATATGTCTGACCTAAATAAAGACCTAATGGAAATTCAAAAACGCAAAAAAGATTTAGCACCAAAATCCATGAGTGATAAATCAATGAATATAGATAAGGCTGTGTTTGTTGGTTCAACCACAGAATTGGTAAAGTTTTTAAAGTCAAATAAAGAGAAATAATATGGAACAATTAATTCAACAATTGAAAGTTATACTAGGCACAAACTTTGCCTTGTATTTTAAGGCACACGGATTCCACTGGAATGTAGAAGGTGTAAACTTCCAACAGTACCACGATTTCTTTGCTGAGTTGTATACATCAATATTTAATAATACTGATTTAATTGCCGAAAAGATTCGTATGTTGGATGCATATGCACCAGGTTCGTTATTGAGAATGTTGGAGTTGGCAGACGTAGAAGAATCAGCAATCATTCCTTCTCCAATTTCTATGATGGCAGAATTGAAAAGAGATAATGATAGAATGATGGTTCATCTCCGTGCAGGTATTGTTGCTGCTGACCAAGCAGGAGAACCAGCTATTGGTAATTTCTTGCAAGACTTGTTAGACCAACACCAAAAACATGCATGGATGTTAAGAAGTTTTATTAAATAATGGGTGTTGTAAATGATTGATGCTGGTGGGTATCTAGGAAATGCCAACCTCAAACGTATTGGTGTAGAGTTATCTTACACCGAAGAACAAGTTGCCGAGATTATAAAATGTACTGAAGATCCAGTTTACTTCATTAAGACATACGTTAAGATTGTTAACGTTGACCGTGGTCTTGTGCCATTCGAAATGTGGCCATTCCAAGAGGACATGGTACGAACATTCCATGAAAATCGATTCTGTATCGCAAAGATGCCTCGTCAGGTTGGTAAAACAACTACGACTGTGGGTTTCATGTTATGGTCTATTCTATTTCAAGACGATTATAGTATTGCCATTCTGGCTAACAAAGGTTCACTTGCACGTGAAATCTTAGGTCGTGTTCAGTATGCATATGAATACTTACCACTCTGGTTGCAACAAGGTATCATTACTTGGAACAAAGGTAATATTGAATTAGAAAACAAATCAAAGATTGCGGCCTTTGCAACATCGGCATCTGGTGTTCGAGGTGGTTCTTATAACTTAATTTTCTTGGACGAATTTGCGTTCGTTCCAAAGAATATGGCTGACGAATTCTTTACGTCAACCTATCCGGTTATCTCATCTGGTAAGACTACCAAAGTTATTATTGTTTCTACCCCATATGGACTAAACCACTTCTATAAGATGTGGGTTGATGCAACAGAGAAACGTTCGACCTATAAACCATTGGAGGTTCATTGGTCACAAGTGCCAGGACGTGATGCCGCATGGAAAGAAGAGACCATACGTAACACATCAGAAGAACAGTTCCGACAAGAGTTTGAGACAGAATTTATTGGTTCATCGGCAACATTAATCTCTGGTTCTAAATTGAGGTCATTGGCATTCTTTGACCCATTGAAACAAGAAGATTGTTTAGATATCTACCAAGACCCAATTCCAGGACACCTATACATCGGTTGTGTGGATTGTTCTGAAGGTGTTGCACAAGATTACTCAACGATTAATATACTTGATGTATCTCAAGTTCCATACCGACAAGTTGCAAAGTACCGAAACAATAAACTACCATTGTTATTTTTACCTACAGTTGTTTATGCATTATGTAAAAGATACAATACAGCATTTGCGTTGATTGAGACTAATAACATTGGCCAACAGGTTGTGGACATTCTCCACTATGATCTGGAATATGAGAACATATATAAGCTAGAACACCATCATATTAAAGGACAATCAATTTCAGGTGGTTTCAAGCGTTCTACATCATTCGGTATCAAGACCACAAAATCAGTCAAAAAGATTGGTTGTGCCAACTTGAAGACCTTGATTGAAAATGACAAGTTAATTATCAATGACTTTGACACAATTGCCGAACTTAATACGTTTGTGCGAGTTCGAGACAGTTATGAGGCAGAAGAAGGTAACAACGATGACTTAGTTATGGGTCTGGTGTTATTCTCTTGGTTAACTGCACAAAGTTATTTTAAAGAAGATACCAATATTGACATCCGTAAGATGATGTTAGAGGAACAAAATATGTTAGGTGACGAAGATTTGGCACCAGTAGGTATTATTGACGATGGCAGACCAGAGCCAGTAATTGATTCTGGTGGTACAGTATGGCAAGATGATGTTAGAAGCCGAGGTTATATATCCTCAAATTTTTAAAAACATAAATACAACATACATTAAAAAAATAATTCAGCCCTTAAAAGGAGATTAAACCATGGCTTTTCAATTATCACCAGGCGTGAATGTTTCAGAAGTTGACCTTACAACTGTTGTGCCTTCCACAGCAACAACTATTGGTGGTTTTGCCGGAAATTTTAACTGGGGACCAGTGAATGAGATTATCACAATTAGTAATGAAGTCCAATTAGTAGAAAAATTCGGTAAACCAGACAGCAACACCGCAACATCATTCTTCACAGCAGCAAACTTTTTACAATATGGTTCAGATTTGAGAGTTATTCGCTCAGTAGGTTCTACAGCAAATAATGCAACAAACGCTGGAACACCTGTAAGAGTACTCAACAAGACAAATTACGAACAAAACTTTGCAGCAGGAAGTAATTCAATTCAGTGGGCGGCAAAGTATCCAGGTTCACTAGGTAATGCACTACGTGTTTCGATGGCTGACGCCAACGTATCAACAGGTTGGACATACTCAGGTGAATTTAGTACAACACCTACTACTTCCACATATGCATCCAGAGCAGCAGCTTCAAATGATGAAATTCATATTGTTGTTGTTGATATGACAGGTGCTATTACGGGTACAGCAAACACAGTTGTTGAAAAATTTGGTTTCGTTTCTAAAGCAGGAGATGCTAAGAATACAGACGGTTCTTCAAACTACTACAAAGACGTTATTAACAGCAAATCTAAGTACATCTGGTGGATGGGTCACCCAGACACTGGTGCAAACTGGGGTCAAACTGCTATTCAAGTAGCAACAACTGGTGCTTATAATGGTTTGGCAGTTAACAACTTTGACTTGTCTGCAGGTAAAGATACTGCACCAACTGCAGGTAACAGAAACACATCTTACGATTTGTTTAACAATGTTGATTCTGTTGATGTTTCTCTATTAATGGCCGGTGAAACTACAGACGATGTGGTGCCTGACCGACTAATTTCTATTGCCGAGTCACGTAAAGATTGTATGGTGTTTATTTCTCCACCATTAACTTCTGTGTTGAACAACTCAGGTTTAGAAGCATCAACTGTTAAAACTTATCGTGATACCATTACATCTTCTTCATACGCAGTTATGGATTGTGGATGGAAATATCAATACGACAAATACAATGACATTTATCGTTGGTTGCCATTGAACGGTGATATTGCCGGTCTATTGGTTAGAACTGACGTTGACCGTGACCCATGGTTTTCACCAGCTGGTTTGAACAGAGGTCAAGTTAAGAACGTTGTTAAATTGGCATGGAATCCAACTAAGTCTGAAAGAGACACATTGTACAACTCAGGTATTAATCCTGTTGTAACCTTCCCAGGTGAAGGTACTGTATTGTTCGGTGATAAGACTCTATTGAACAGACCAGAAGCAATGGACAGAATTAATGTTCGTAGATTGTTTATTGTACTAGAGAAAACAGTTGCTCGTGCATCTCGTTCTTCATTGTTTGAATTTAACGATGAATTCACACGTGCTCAGTTTGTTAACTTGGTTGAACCGTATTTGCGTGAAATCCAAGGCCGCCGTGGTATCTATGACTTCCGTGTTGTTTGTGATACTACAAATAACACACCAGAGGTCATAGACCGCAATGAGTTTGTTGGTGACATTTATGTTAAACCAGCCCGTTCCATCAACTTCATCCAACTAAACTTTGTTGCAGTCCGTACTGGTGTTGCATTCAATGAAATCGTTGGACGATTCTAATAAATAGAGAGATAGGAGAAAATTAAATGGCATTTAATATTAACGAATTCCGCTCTCAAATGCAGGGTGATGGTGCGAGACCAAACCTCTTTGAGGTAACCATGCCTTTTCCGGCATTTGCTTTACCTGGTAATGCACAAACGAAATTATCTTTCATGTGTAAGACCGCACAACTTCCAGGTTCTACTGTTGGTACTGTGCCTGTTCAATACTTCGGCCGTGAGTTGAAGTTTGTGGGCAACAGAACCTTCACTGATTGGACACTCTCAATCATCAATGATGAAGACTTTGTTGTGCGTAATGCATTTGAAAGATGGATGAATGGCCTGAACAGCCATAGTTTAAACGTTCGCAACCCATTGGCACAAACTCCAGGCAGTTATACTGTTGACGGAGAAGTTAAACAATTCGCCAAGAACGGTGACACGTTGAAGAAATATAAGTTTATTGGTTTATTCCCAACAGACGTTTCTCCAATTGATGTTGACTGGGGTTCTAACGACTCGATTGAAGAATTCACGGTGACTCTATCATATCAATGGTGGGAATCCGTAGAAGATAACGTGGTTTGACGAAAGAGGGTGGAGTGTAAAAACTCCACCTTTTTAGATATATGTCTTTATATTTGTTGGTAAAAGAACACAAAGTTACAGGATTAAAATATCTCTGTAAACATGAAGCACAATCTTTAAAAGATTGTGTTTTGTATCGTGGTTCCGGAACATATTGGAAAAGACATTTAAAACAAAATGGTAATATAGTAAACACAAAATGTTTATTTGTTACAGAAGATAAAGATGTTTTTAGAAAAATTGCTATCAAATATTCATTGGAGTTTGATATTGTGAATTCTGATAAATGGGCAAATTTAACACTAGAAGAAGGTCAAGGTGGAAATACTGTGTTTGATAAAATAGAACATGGTAAAAAAACGAGTTTTGGGTTAAATAAACCAATTGTTAAACAAAAACATTTAAAACATTTATCAGAACACATAAAAATAATTCAACCATTAGCGGCAAAAGCAGCCAAAGAAAAATTGACAGGTGTTAAAAAGTCCGAACAGCATAGATATAATATGTGTGGTGAAAGACCTCATGTTAATCAAACTGGTAGTAAAAATAATAATGCTAAAAAAATACAAACACCGTTTGGCATTTTTTATAGTATAAGTGAAGCATCAAAAAATATACAAGGATATACTTATAAAATGATTTGGTCTAGATTAAATAATGTTTCGGGATGGAGATATATCTAAATGATTAAACTTTTTGGTTTTACTTTTGGTGACAAAGAAGTCGTTCAGGTTCAAAACCCGAACGAATCTTCTTTTGCTCTACCGACAAATGCAATAGATGATGGTGCAGTTACTATTACAGGTAACGCACACTATGGTACGTATGTTGATTTAGAGGGTTCAATTCGTAATGAGTTGGAACTAATCACACGTTACCGTGAAATGTCGAATCACCCTGAGCTTGAAATGGCTATTGACGAAATTGTCAATGAAGCTATTACTCGTTCCGAAGAGGGCAAGATTCTTGATATCGTTATGGATAATCTGAAACAACCAGAATCGATTAAGAAAAAAATACGTGAAGAATTCAACAACGTTATGCGTATGTTGAACTTTGCAAACCTTGCCGATGATTTATTCAAACGATGGTATATTGATGGTAGAATTTACTATCACATTATCGTTAACGAAAAGAATCCTAAAGAAGGCATTAAAGAATTACGTTACATCGACCCACGTAAAATTCGTAAGGTTCGAGAAGTACAAAAAGACCGTGATCCAAAAACTGGTGCATCGGTTATTAAATCTATTGCTGAGTACTATGTCTATAATGACCGTGGTACCACAACACAAACATATACTGCCCAAGTTAATCAGGGATTGAGAATTTCTTCTGATGCAGTTATCAATATCAATTCTGGTTTGATGGATGCAAAGAATACATTTGTTATTTCTTATATTCATAAAGCAATCAAGCCACTTAATCAGTTGCGTATGATTGAAGATGCGGTAGTTATCTATCGTTTGTCTAGAGCACCAGAACGCCGCATTTTCTATATTGACGTTGGTAACTTACCAAAAGGTAAGGCTGAACAATATTTACGTGACGTTATGGTTAAGTATCGTAACAAGATGGTTTATGATGCTACGACTGGTGAACTGCGTGATGACCGCAAACACATGTCGATGTTAGAAGACTTTTGGTTACCTCGCCGTGAAGGTGGTAAAGGCACAGAGATTACAACATTGCCAGCTGGTCAAAACCTTGGTGAGTTAGAAGACGTTAAGTATTTCAGAAACAAACTGTTGAATGCATTGAACGTTCCAATTGCACGTTTAGAACCACAACAATCTGGTGGTATGATTGGCATTGGTAGAAGCACTGAAGTAACACGTGATGAAGCCAAGTTTGCAAAGTTTGTACAGAGACTACGTAATAAATTCACACACATCTTTGATGAAGCATTGAGTGTACAGTTGACACTTAAAGGTATTTGTACCCGTGAAGAATGGGAAGAATTCAAAGAAGACATTTACTACGACTTCCAAAAAGATAATAACTTTGTTGAGTTGCGTGATGCTGAATTGTTACGTGAAAGAATTAATTTGTTAACTCAAGTTGACCCATTTGTTGGCCGTTATTATTCTGCTGATTGGGTTAAACGTCATATCTTGCAATTGACTAAAGAACAAATTGAAGAGATGAATAAAGAGATTAAAAAAGAAGATGACGATGGTACTGGAGGTTCAGTGTTACAACAAGGTGGAGAACCACCTGTATCACCAGATGAATACCCACCAGTTGACAATACTGCTGATGAAGCCGCAACAGAATCTATGACGCCAATGTTGGATGCCGAGTTAGATAAATACTCATCAAGTATGATAAATAAGAAATAATGGAGAATAATTATGGATATTAAAAACTTTATTGATGCTTCAATTGAAGGTAATGCAGTCGAAGCACAACAAGCATTGAACGATGTAATCTCAGCACGTGCCATGGAAGCCTTGGCATCTCGTAAAACTGAGATCGCACAAAATTTGTATAACGGCAGAGAAACAGAATCAACCGAAGAACAACAAGAAGTATGAAATCGTTACAAGAATTAAGAAACATTGTTGAGGAAGAGAAGAAGGACTATTCAAAGTTCGATGCTCTTGTGCGTGCTGGTTTAGGTAACAAAGCACAGATTCAACGTTTGCATAATATTCTTGACAAGATGGGTGAAGAAAAGCCTAACTTTAATAACGCAGATAAAGAAATCATACGTAATATTTTTAACAAGATGGTTGATTTGATTACCAGTAATCCAAACATCAATCGTCAAGCTCGCCGTGCGGTATCAGAAGAACTTGAAGAAAGTTTAATTGATAGTTCCGATTATAAGATTGGACCATCTGGCAAGAAAATTAAAGCGCATCGTATCGAAATTAAATCGGGTACTGAAAAGGCAAAAGACCAAGTGGTTGAAGCAGTTGAAGACAATGTAATTCCACCATCGGATCCTCCATTTGTTTTATTGTTGAAACGTAGAGCAGTCAGATTGTTTCCTGATGGTACTAAGGTTGCCTTGTATTACAACGACAAACTTAAAAAAGTATTCTCAGTGCCATTCAACTCACAATACATGGGTTACAACTCAATGGCACCAGTCATTCAGGCCGAAGGCATGGACGAACAAGGAGAGGTGTTGGAAGAGGCTGTCATGGATACTCTACATAAGATTGTATCCAACAAGTCGGCACAAAAAGTTAAGTTTGCTTCTGGTGAAACGAGAACAGTTGACCATTTCACAGCATCAGCACTCACACAAGTTCATGGTGCTTTGAATGATAATAATAAGAAGAAGTTTGCAGATATGGTGCATAAGTCACCTGGTCATTTTACAAAGGCTGCAGATTTTGCTTTCAGTAAATCAAAATGACATTTATTGAAAGTATATTAAATAACAAACTAACCGAGGCAAAAGATAAATTATTTGCACGGTTAAATGAGGTTGCTTCTGAGAAATTAACAGAAGCAAAAGGTCATATTGCTCATATCGTATATGAAGAAGTAGAAGACTTGGATGAAGGCAACATTGTTAAAACTGGTAGAGTACAGAGAATCAAAAGACGTATCAGAAGAAACAAACAAGGCCGAATCATTCTTCAACGCAATGTACGTAGGTCAGCAATTAAAGGATATAGACTTTCTGGAAATACGGTAAAAAGAATACCTGCTGCACAAAGATTACACAAAGCCAGAATGTTAAAAAGATATTGGAAAACTAAAGGCCGTTCAAAGATGAATAGAGTTTTATTAAAAAGAAAAATGTCTATGCGCCGCCGCAAATCAATGGGAATAAAATAATATGGCATACGAAATTATTAACACAAAAAGATCCCGCTCGATTATCAGAATTACTGGTAATACGGCAACAACTATTCCGTTGACTTCACTTGCAACAGATGCCAATGAAGTTATCACGGCTGCATCGATTGCACACATTATTACCTCTTCTGATGGATGGATTCGCATCTATCGTGGTGATAATACATCTGCACCATTGGTTGTTGCAATGTATCAGTCAAATGACTTACCATTGACACAGTATGATATCTCTTTGGCAAATACACCTTCTGCCAATTTACATATCACCAACAGTGGTACTGATGGTACTGTGATTCTATCAGTTACTAAATCTGCAACTTATGCAACACCATTAGTAGGTATCTAAAATGAAACTAATTACAGAAAGAATTGAGAGCGTAAAGTATCTCACTGAAGCAACAGAAAAAGGTAAAAAGAACCTTTACATTGAAGGTACTTTCCTTGTTGCTGAAAAAGTTAATCGTAATAACCGCATGTACAAGATGGATACATTGCGTAAAGAAGTTAAACGTTATAACGAAGAATTTGTTAAAACAAACCGTGCATTGGGAGAACTTGGTCATCCAGACACACCGACTCTCAACTTGGAACGAGTATCACATAAGATTGTATCTTTGACTGAAGATGGCAATTCATTTTATGGTAAGGCATTGATCCTAGATACTCCATACGGAAATATTGTTAAGAATTTTATTGAGAATGATGTTAACTTGGGTGTATCTTCTAGAGCTATGGGTTCTGTAACCATGACTAGAGAAGGTTACAACTTGGTACAAGACGATTTGCGTTTGGCTACGGCTGCCGATATCGTTGCGGATCCATCAGCTCCAGGTGCATTTGTTAACGGAATTATGGAGGGTAAAGAATGGCTATTCGTTGAGGGACGATTCGTGGAAGTAGACATAGATAATGCTAAGAGAGCCATACGAAATGCTCCACAAAAACAATTAGAAGCAGTTGCATTGCAGCTGTTTGAAAATTTCATCAGAAAACTTTAATTTTATAAATAAGATATCATAAGGAGAATCCTAATGCCTAAAAACAAACTAATGGAAGCAGCAGCTGAAATTCTTTCCTCTGGAAAGAGTAAAGCGTCAGCAATGCCACCACAAAAATTACCTGGTGAGGAGGTCGACCTAGGCGGACCAACACCCCAGAATGCGAAGCCAGATGATGACTCGCACAAGATCGATGCTACTAAGGCAGCTAAGAGCGCAACCGCTCCGACAACAAAGCCTTCTGCAGCTTCTGCTGACACTCAACTAAAAATGAGAGAAGAAGAAGAAATCGAAGGTACTGTTGTGTCTGAGTACCGAGTTAATGCTAAAGACGACATTGATGCTTTGTTTGCCGATGACCAAAACATCTCTGAAGAATTCAAATCTAAAGTTACTACGATTTTTGAAGCACGTGTTATTGACCGTATTCAACAAATCGAAGAACAAACTGAAGCTAAGTATGCTGATATGCTTGAAGAAGCTATCGAGTCTGTACGCACTCAGTTAGAAGAA